GAATCGGTGTATACACATACCGTATCTAGTGGTGAAGTTACTGCAAAGACTGATGAATATAATTTACCCACTAGAATTAAAGTAATATTAGATGCTTATTATATAGATGTATCTGGTAGTGAAGAAGTATATTATCCTATAGATATAAGAAGTCCTATAGAATTTGATGAAGGAAGTGTGATGATAGGGGGTATGGGTAGACCTAGTTTTAATTATGCTAGTGATACCATTACATTTGGTCATAATTATGCTTCTGGAAATGCTAGTAGAGCAGATTATACAGGTATACCAAAACTAGGATATAGAGTAGGTAATACATTTCATGTATATCCTAGACCAGGAAGTAGTGAACAAGATAATAAAATAAGATTAACATTAGGATTATTTCCACAAGAATTACAAGCTGATGGGGATAGAAATACAATTACACAAAATTATCCAATGGCTTTAATTACATATGTATGTGCTTTGTTTTGGTCTATGCATATGAATGATTTACAACGAGCAACACAAGCATTAGCAACAGCTCAGTTATTACTAGCTAGTTTTGCTAAACAAGACGAAGTTAATAAATTGGTTAATATAACCATGAAATTACCATAGGAGGAGATATGGCAAACGCAATTTATCCAAAAGCAAAGGAATCATTCTTAAAGGGAGAGATTGATTTAGTTGATGATACTATTAAAGTAGCTTTAGTAGATACTGGTACTTATACATATAATGTAGCTCATGATTTCTATAATGATTTATCTGGAGTACTTGGTACACCAGTAGCATTAGCAAGTAAAACTGTAACATCAGGAGTATTTGACGCAGCTGATGCAACATTTAGTACACCATCAGCAGGTACAAGTATTGAGGCTTTAATTATTTATAAAGATACAGGTAATGTAGCAACAAGTAACTTAATAGCTTATATAGATACAGGAACAGGCTTACCATTTACAAGTAATGGGGCTGACGTAGATATTGTCTGGGATTCAGGCAGTAACAAAATATTTGCATTATAGGGGGTATATATGGCAATAGCAGGAAATAAAGCAACAACAGCAAGAATAGATGCTGATGCTGTAACTGGAGCTAAGGTAGCAGATGACGCAATAGATTCAGAGCATTATACTGACGGTAGTATAGACAATGCTCATATAGCAGATGATGCCATAGACTCTGAACATTATGCAAATGGAAGTATTGATACAGACCATATAGGTGATGACCAAGTAACCTATGCTAAAATGCAACATACAAGTACAGCTAATAGGGTATTAGGTGCAGCTAGTACAGGAGCTATAGGTGAAGTACAGGTAGCTACAGCTATGATAGCAGCAGATGCAGTTGATGGAGACAAACTAGCAGATGATGCATGTGATAGTGAGCATTATACAGATGGTTCTATTGATACAGCCCATATTGCAGATAATCAGGTTACAGTAGGTAAATTAGCTGATTTAGCTAGAGGTAGTATTATTATAGGTAATGCTTCCGCAGCTTCAGCTGAGTTAACTAAAGGTGGTGCTAATACATATCTTAAATCAGATGGAACAGACATAGCATGGGCATCAGTAAGTGCTTCAGGGGCATTTGAAGCTGAAGATTTATTAATGACATGTGACCTATCTAATAATACAGCAGGTGGAAGTGCCACATCTGGAGCTTGGAGAACACTTGTAATAAACACAACTAAGAAAAACAATATAACTTCTGCTAGTTTAAGTAGTAATCAAATTACATTACCAGCAGGAACTTATAGTATAAGAGCATGGCAATGGTTTTATCATTGTGGAAGATGTAAATTAAGATTTTATGATACAACAAATACTGCTGCAAAAGTTATTGGTAGTAGTAACTATTTAGATACAGATTATAACTCAGCACCTAGTTGGCTTGTTGGTTATTTTGTATTAAGTGGAAGTGCTGCTTGTGAATTACAATATCAAGTACAAACAACAATGGCTACCCAAGGCTTAGGAATAGAAACAAATTTTAGTACTACAGAACAATATACATCTGTAGCAATATGGAAGGTGGCATAATGGATATACCATTAATATTAGATTATTTAGTACCAGGAGCTGAGTATTTCGGAGTTCCAGCAGATGAAGAAAGTTATGATGCTTTAACATGGAATGATTCTAGGTCTAAACCTACTTGGCAAGAAATACAAGATTGTTGGGCTAACAATGAAACTAAGATGACATATAAGGTAAAAAGAATGGGAGAGTATCCTGCTATGTCAGAGCAGTTAGATAAAATATATCATGAAGGGATAGATGCTTGGAAAGAAACAATCAAAGCTGTAAAAGATAAATATCCTAAGGAGTAAACAATGGCAATAACATCAGTAGAAAATGGTACTGTGACCACAGATGGTAGTGAACAAACTATAGGTTCAGCTCAAACAGCTGATGCAGCATACACAGGTTATTTAGATATGACTAATAATGCTGGTGGAGATACTATAGTAATTAAAATTAAAGTTAGGATTGCTGGTAGTGATGATAGAGTAGTTATTAAAGATACATTTACAGGTGCTCAATCTGATGAACCTTTATATCATTTCCCACCAATAACAAGTACAGAAAATTTTACTTGGACAATAGAAAAAACAGGTGGAACAAACAGAGCTTATACATATAGATTGTATAAGATAACATAGGAGTAATATGGCTTTAGCAAGTGGATTTACAAGTAAT